ATACTAATCCTCTATCTGCCTTTTTTCCACCTTGAGTGAATACTTTAAATTTAACGTCCTCAAAAAATTCTTTTTCTGCTGGTGGAGATTTTTTTGAGGATGTTACTTCTTTACCACCCCATCCCCAGTGAGAAACTTCATGAACTATCCTTGATTTTTTATTTCTTGCAGTTACCTGAATAGGTCTTTCTTGTCTTGTTGTCCACCAATTACGGACCACATTCTGATCGATATTAATTTTCTGACCCCTTCTCAAAGAGATAAGAAAGTCTTGATATCTTTTAATTTCTATCCGTGCTGGATTATCCTCAAAGTTTGCATAGACATTGGGATCCCATATTCCAATGTCCTTTCCATCCTTATTATATCTTCTACCAAAAGATCCTGTTGTGGGTGCTCCACTAAGATCATACTCCTCAAAATCCTCTTCGTTCTCAAAAGTTTCTACCGTAGTAAGAAACTTACAATCAGGATACCCAGGATCCCCGATCATAATGGAGCGAACTACAGCTCCAGATCCAATACCATATTCATCAAATACTTCTGTGATAGGAGCATACTGGTATCCCCAACCACCATCAATTAAATCTACCGCAAGTAATGATCCATCATTGCCAATGATAGGATTTCCCTTAGCACCTATGCCTCCACCACCAGAAAACCTTACTCTGGGAGTAATTTCTTTCAGAATTTCTGGTTTTATATTATTGAATCCACCATCAGTACCATCAGTGTCACCAAATCCATCCTCATAAATGTCAAGACCTGTTACACCATCACATCCTTTACTTCCTGATGCTGATGTTGTAGGTAGGAGGTCCTTCCCTTCAAGTTTGTTGACCTCATTAATATTCATGAACTGAATTTTATCTCTTCTCCTAAAGATAAAAGTAGTTCCTGGATTTAATTTTGCGTACTTATTTGCTTCATATACTGTAAAATTGCCGACAAAACCTCTCTCAGGGTCAATATAACCAACCCTGATGTCGGATTTAGATGCAGGTCCGAAGATATTAAAGGACATTATCGGTTATACTTTGCCTTCATATTGTGTATTTATGAGATGGTTCCGATGGTATTTCCTTGTTCGTCAATAATATTGCCTTGTGCCACAGCATCTCTTTCTTCTTGTGTTATTGGAGTATCAAGATCAATATCAGGTTGAGATGTTGGTGGTGATGCGTATGGAGTCTCTCCTGGTGCTTCTCTTGGAGTATCATTCTCCCTATTTGTCGCATTCTCAATGGACTTAGCACTTGGCAGAGAAGAATCTGGTTGTGCTGATCCACCATTAGCCATGCAATACTTGTCAGACACTGCTAAGTTTGGAGTCAATTCGCAACCAAATACGTTCAGGGATATGTTACTGAAACTAAGAGCAGAGGTCATACTACCACTGATACCACCAAGAAGGTTTGTAATATCAGAGAGAGCACCACTTACCCCTGCTAATTCATCTTGAATATCTTCTAAGAAAGAATTGATGTTATCGAGTAAGTTATTATTTGCACTCTCAATTTCATTTTTACTTGCATATAGTGCCTGACCAATTAAATCCTCAGCATAACAAGTTCCAACTTGAGGTTGTCTTTTCACTTGATCATTCTGTGGGTTATCTACATTCTCTCTTGCTTTTCTTTCTGCATTACCCATATCTAAGGCATCATCAAGAATACCTTGAATTAATCCACAAAGATTTCCAGTTAGTTTACCATACAAACAAAGAATCAGTTCGGTAATTTTTTCTTTCATATCACCAAACATCGATCTCATATGAGTTGGTAGTGCTGCAACTGCTTTTGCTAATGTCTTGTTCAGAATCTTGAGGACATACTCCATCACCTTATCAAACAAAACCTTCATATACTTAGCAATCTGACAAGCAGCATCACTAATTAATTTTTGTACATCCTCAATCGCACTTGATACCGCGTCAATATAACTTGATATAGCACTGAGATATGAGTTAAGTCTTTCTGTCAGTGTTTTGATAGTTGTTTGAATCGCAGACACTGCTGATTGAACAAACGAATCAGGGTCTGGCTTCATCACAACAATACATTCTTTTATCTTTGCTTCTCTCTTTGTATCTGCTGCAGAGAGTTGATGCACTGCATCGGGATTCTCTTTTGTTGGATTACCAGTGCTTGGTGCAGATGGAGATTCTTGCTGTCTCCTTAATTTTGCAGTATGGTCTGCAACTGCTTTCATAGCAGCATCTTCTACTTCTTGAAACGACTTACCTTCGTTCCTTGCTGCCTCTCTGGCATCATTTGCAACCTGTAATCCACCAGGGATTGCACTAAGAGGTTGATCTGGTCTTAACCCAAATTTATTAAGTTGAACTCCTGGTGGTGCAGGAGCAAGTGCAGCAGCTAACTTTGGATCGGTTGGTTTTTTAGTAACCAATCCATCATCAGGAGCAATTGGTTTTGCATTACCCTTTAGAGGATTTTTACCTTCAGCATATCCACTGGTAGGACCAAAGTTAGATTCCGTCTTGCCAATCTTAGTTGACATTGGAGTCTGAGCATTATGCCCCATGATTCCCATGATGACGGGGACCTGTTGGTCTTGCCCGTCCATGAAGAATCCAAAGACAAAGTTACCTTGACGGATCATGGGGGTCTGACTTGCCCCTGTTTGTCCACCACCAGCAGTGATGGGATACATGACACTCGCCCAAGGCAACTGATCCGAAGGAATAGACTCCTCTTCTTTATCATGGATGCCCATGATACGAACTTTATATCTTCTACCCCATCCAGGAATACTATTTGCATCCTCAAATTTTCCAGGCAGGATGTTATCTCTCCATTCGGAGTCATCGACAACTTGGCCGAGCCACCAAATAAATTGTGCTCCTAAAAAACCGGGATCAAATAGTGCTGCTCCTTCTGCCATTAGTCGTCATATACCAGACATTCTGGTTCAGAGGGATTTTGATCACAGAATAGTTCAAGATAACTGGGATCGTGGTGATCTCCTGCTTCGATTTCTTTTTTATGATGCTCTGCATAATCTTCTAATTCATGCAACTCACCCTCAATGTGGCGACGTTGCTGTGGAGAAATAGTTGGGTCCTCAAGAATTTTTTTATCCTTTTCAATGTGAGTCTCGATGTTTTTTTCCATAGTGCTATTAGAAAGTATTTGTCGTATCAGTTGCTAATCGTGATACTGTTCTTTGATAGGGGGTTTGTACTCCAGGTGTTTGTGTTGGAGTTGCTGGTTTACCAGATTCGTTTGCACCCTCTCTTGCCTTTCCAGTTCTACCGAAGGAATCTCTTACCAGATTTAGTTTGGTATAAGTTCCTTTGGCATTAACCAAATGGCACAATGCCGATATAATATATAGTCCACCAATTTGGCGGTCAATATCGTCATTCTTTGTATCCTTCTGTGCTGATGGCGCATCAAAATAGATTGCATCACCCGCATGTAGAGAAAAATCACCAGGAATAGTGATCTCAATCTCAGAAGCATACAATTGATTATAGCGCATGATTGCCTGATTGGTAATCAGTTCTGGTCTAAAGTTTGGATCCTTTGACTTTTCAATCTGCTGCTGACTTGATCCTGACGGTAAAGTTCCAGTGTCTTTTACAATATAAGTTGTCCTTGAGAACTGTTTGTTTTCTCCTTGACGGTTAAACTCTGGGTTCAGAACTGGTAGTTCCTTTCCCCCTTTCTTCAAAGAATCCTCAACTCCATCATCTCCTGTAGCCTTTGGATTCAGAACTTCATACTTACAGGTGTATGGATCAAACAAAACGATTCGTGTTGATTGAAATCCTGCCTGCATCTTTTCTTGAACATTGATGCGATTGTCCTTAGAGAATGTCAATGCTTTCATATCATATCCCTCTGGGATGTTAGCACCTCTTGAGTCAGGAGTTTCATTATAGATAATCGACTTCTTCTTCTCCTGACTCAGTAGAGTATCAATTGATTTGAAATGATATCCTTTTGATGTTTCGTAGAAGAAAAAACCTGCGGTTTTACCAGGAGTCGCGGCAGAAGGAGCAGACTTTTTGGATAACCAGTTTAATGTGTAGTATGGTTTCCATTGACCAGGAATCTCATTCAACTCTGTGGCATCCTCAATATCAGCAATATCTTTTTCAGTTTCTAAGAAGTTGGTCAATATTTCTTTGACTGTTTCTGATACCTTACCATCAAATCTTTTATTAATTCTAACCTCATCATTGAGAATATATTCCTTTGATACCAAATGTAGATTGACCATTCCCTTTGTTGTCTGGTCTGCTACAGGAGTTACTTTATTAACATAGAAAGTAAATTCTATTTGCTCTTCATTATTGTCTTTAATTTTGAAAATTACTTTCTCAGTTCCTACAATAGGAAGACCTTCTAAGGCACTCTTCTCATCAATTGAATTTCCTGAGTCGGAGAAAGTAACAGTTGCCATCACAGAGTCTTGTAGAAGACTCTCATAGTACATCAGTTGTACCGCACCATTTACAATAGATACAGTCTTACCCTGATCTTTATTTGAGAAGACATCTAATCTCTCAATAAAAGCAGGAGTAGACTGAGCACCTGTTACTTTAGTATCTGCCATGTGTATTACCTCTTATTTCTATTTAACGCATGTAAAGAATGTCACTGAATGACTCTTTCTTAGAAGTGGAAACATTAATAGAGAGTTTCTTACCTTCATTATATCCACCTACATTTTGCATTGGTTGTGGGATAGGAACTGGGACCGGAATGACTTCTGCAG